TAGTTAAATCTTTAAAGTCTCGCAGCATAAGTTCTCTTGGTGGAAACTTTTCAGTAGCAAAATCAACAGGATAGTACCTAACTACCTCTTTATCTGTAGGTTGGTCCACGAAAGCCTCCATTTATTACACCATACTTCTTATTGCCTATATAAAGCTCTAAATTTGCGCCAGCCTTATAGCCAAACTGACCCCAGTAATACCTATAGCCCCCACCATCAAAAACGCCGTAGTAAGCTAATTTGGCGACCTCTTTGCCCATTCTCTTAAGAACTACTGCCTGCGCCTTTATAGGGGCTATCACAAGAAGCTTATCGCCTTTTAAATCGTTGGCATCATGCTTCTCAGCGTGGCTCTTAACAAGGAAGGTTTTAGGCAGATTTACGAATCCTTTCGGAGTAAAGAGATATATCAGGCTTTGAAGTAAATCCTTCGTAGGGCTTCGTTGCTTGGCCTCTTTTACTCTCTGAGCCCTATTTGCTGTGTCTTTGTCTCGGTATCGAAGATTAAGCCTCGGATGCCACATGCAGAAGACTTCTGCGCGTTTATGCCTTTCTAAGAAAGCAACAACGTCAGAGTCAACTGCGTTCATGCCATCGAAGGAATAATTATATCGACCGCCGATGGCTTGATGCTCTCCGTGAACTTCGTTCTTGTACTTTGAACTGAGCTTTCCTTTCCAGACTTGATTAATTACTTCACAGCCTGGACCAACTATGTTTTTTACAATGTCGTGATACTTATCTGGGTTTGGTAAGTTATGTTCCGTAAAAGTTGAAATCTCTAATCGCCCTGGAAATCTCTGACAAAGCGGTTTATATCTCTCGGCTTCTTTTTTAATAAAAGGAATATCTTTATCACCAAACTGATGCGTATCACTCCAGAGTAAATTCACACCAACCCACTTACCACCTTCTTCAAGTCGAGCTTTAGCAATTGGAAAGAAGTCGCCGAACTCTTTTTTTGCAAAACCTCTTATGCCATATTCAAGCGGAATATGTCTGCGCTCTTTTCCGTACTGCGCCATTGCCAGAGTATCTAGGCATTTAATTTGTTCGGCCTTTGCTGGCGCTGGCGTACCTAGTAAAGCTACAAGTGCAAAAAGTAAAAACGTAATAAGTATCGAAAAAAACAAACCAAGGTCATTTTTATTATTGTTCATATATATATGCTCCTTATTATCTTAAAGCTAAAAAATTTGCTGTGGTAAGTAGTTTTCTAATCTGTTCACCGAAAGTTCCAGGGTCTTCATTATCGTCAAGTAAAGCCGCCCAAGGATTCCCTGCCGCACCAGCATCGTTAACTTTCTCGCCCATACTTCCAGGGGTATTATAATCGCTTGCTGCGGCTGACCAGACTGCGTTTGCTAAAGCGGCTGCGCTGAATTCAGTTTCACTTGTTGAAAGCCCTGATAAGTATCCAATAGCTTTTAATACTGCCGTAGGACTTAATGTGATTGAACTTGAAGCCGATAATCCAGCAAGTGCGCCAATTAAAGCAGTTCCAGAAAGTGTAATCGTTGCCGAACCGCTTCCTGCCGCTATTGAAAGAATTGTTCCTGTAGGACTAAGAGTAATTGAAGCGGAGCCGCTACCAGAAACAATTAATCCGCCAGTTGCGGTTTGTGTAAAAGTAATAGTTGTAGAACCTGAAGCTGGCTTTCCGCCGACGAGACTTGCCGTTCGTGTAAAAGTTACGGAGGTATTTCTATGACTCGATAAACCGCCAGACTTCGGTGCAATTGTCCAAGAATAAGGCGGCAAGTATCCACCGCTAAAACTTGATTTATCAGTTTGGCCGCTTACAACGTGATCGCCTGTGTAGAAATTATAAGCAGTCGAGTTCTTTAAAAAATAAGTGGGATCGGTTACCCCTCCTATTGCCCTACCCGGGTTTTTATTAAAAACATTGTAGTTTCCTAGTAGCATCTATCCCCATACTAGATCTAAATGACCGCTGAAAGCTGAACTTGCTGGAGTAGCTACGCCCGATCCAACTAAGAAATATAAGGCCGCGCCGTCATAAATTCGTGGCAAGCTTGGCATTTCATAAAGAAAGTTTCTTTCCGCTGCTAGTCCTAAAGTCGATAGTGGGAATCTCGCTAACTCTTTAACCATCGCAACCGAATACTCACCTGAAACGTAAGATGTAGAATTTTGGATTGTGTTAATCTCTGCTATACCCGCATCTCCTGCCTGTAATGGCACTGAATAGTTATATTTTCCTGTGCCCGTTGCCCCTGTGTATATTATGTGGCTATTTGATGCCGCTGTTTTACCAATTGGTAAAACTGTTGGAGTTGCTCTAGATGCTACCTGTGAACTATTTGTATATCCTAAGCTTAAGTTCGGCGTTGCTGCGCCTAATGCAGTTGAGTTGTTATTAAAATAAATAGCGTTAACCCCAGCGCCATTTGTATACCTCGGCAAAAGTCTGCTCATTGTGTGAGTACCAGTACCAGCGTCAGTAATATTAATTGCCGTTCCTGCTACTGCATTTGCGTATGAAGTAGCGAGGCTGAAAGTTGTATCGGATAACTTGATTACATAATAATCAGTAGCTAGTGCTAATCCTGCTGGCAATGTAGTTGTTGTCGTTAATCTGACTCTTGTTCCTGTTAAAATATTACTTGGATAGTTTGCTGTACTGGTATGAGTACAAACGTCCGTTCCTGCATCTGCCGTAAAAGTATCGGACTGTCCGAGCGTGTTAGTTGTTGCGTCTGCTGTTGTGGCGGTAATAGGAGTTTTTCTATAAAATCCAATTACGTCAATTAATGCGACGGTACAAGGTACAACCGTAGCTGCGGCTGAAACTACTGAGCCGTTTAATAAATATTTATGATACGTTGGCTGAACGTCACCACCGTGAGGCAAAGCGCCTGCACTTGTTGTGGAGTCTTTTACCGCCTGAAAAGTAAGAGTCGAGCCTGTATTAAACAATGCATCGGCTGGCGGATTTCCTGCGCCTCTAAATAGTGTATGCCATTCATTGGCAACGGCTGCTGCTGTCGGGTTAAAGTTTTTACTAAAATTAGCCCTATAAGTTTGACCGTTTGTTAGTGCTGAAATAATTGCATCGTTACTCGTAAATCCCGGCATATGTCCTCTTTAATTCCAAATTACTTTTAAATCGCCAATTAAGGCCGTTGCTGCTAAACTTCCGTTCGGTATGCATATCATACTTAAGTATGCATCGTCTTTAATTTCTGGTACTGCTCCTGTAAATAAGAAAAAATCCTTTTCATACGGTGCTGTGATTTCTTTTATCTGCGTTTGTGCTATCGGCTTTACGAGTATAAGTGTAAATAATCCTACGTCTGGTCCTATCATTGTAACCGAATCAATACTTCGCACTCCACTGTCACCGTCTTGTAATCCAATAAACGGCGTTGAAGTTGCTGCGGTTGAAAGGCTTCCACATTGAACTGTGCCGATTGCCGATGCTGCATTTTGTGCAACTGTCTGCGAAGTTCTTCCTGCTACACCATCCGAATTAGTATAGGTTACAAAAAACTGCTGTCCGCCTGTTCTGCCTGCTACTGATACCGCAAGCATTTGAACGCCCTTGCCATCAGTATAACGCGGCAATGTAACCGTATTATCCATTACTTGCGCGTCCGTAGTCGAATCATCGCAGCTAGGGTAATAAAGCAAATAATCAAGCAAATAAATCGGCATCGGTAGCGCTGTAACTGTCGTGGTTAAGCAAGTCATGAGCCTTAAGTACTGTTGTAAAGGCGTAGTATTTGCACCGTGAAATATTCCACCATCTGCGCTTTGGCTAACTTGTTTAGCGACTAAAGGCGGAGCATCGAACCAGTATTTAGGTGGTGGATTGCCTGGGCTCATAGATAAATCGAACCAGTGACCAGCAGTCGTAACTTGTGAAGGAGTTTTGCGCCAAGTATTTCTCCTGACTCTCCCTTCAAGTTCTGCATCTATCATCTGTTTAATATTTGCTAGTGCCATAATTAATCAATTACGATATCTAATTCACCTGTATTAAACTGTGGTTGAATCCCTGCCGATATTGATAGCGATGCTGATAACGCACCTGAAACAATAATCTGCCCTGCGCCGTTCTGCGTAGTGCAGACTGAGAAATGAGTTGCGGTTGCGGAACCAGCCGTACAGATTGGGAACTGCGCTAAAGCTGCGTTACTTGCTTCGTTACCTGAGATTGAGAATCCAGTTGTTCTTGAAATTGATACACCGTCATAGCCTGTGTATGATATTTCATTTGTTACAGCTGTTCCAGCTTCGCCTGGGTCTGAACTATGTAGTCGTATAAAAAAGTTTGCGTTTCCAGCCCATGCTGGCGCGGTGCTATCGAAAATATAAGCCGCTAAATCATTTTCAGTTGTATTACTTGCTGACATAAATTAATTCCCTTTTACGAATAAATTAAACTTTCTCTATCATCCCATACATTATCAAAATCAGAATCGCCATCCGCAAATGTCACTACTAGAACTTCGTCCGATTCATCTACTAAGCGAATTTGCCAGACTGCGGAACCAGGTAAGCTTCCAGGTAAAGCGTTTCCAACATACGTTAATGGATAATTAGAATCGTCAACCAATGCTGCATACTCGATAGTATCCCCTGCCGCGCCTTGAACTCCTACACTCATTACTTCAACTAATGTTGTTAACTGTTCGACAACTACGGTAGTCTGATTCGTAATAACTTCGATCGTTAGAATAGTATTCTGAACTTCAACGGATGTGGACTCGGAAATAATTTCAACGTTTGTAGGTGTTTCGGTTAATGTTACACTATTATTTTGATTAACTATTTCGACTGAATTTGTTTGAGAAATAATATCTACGGAAGTCATCTTGTCACCTCCGCGATAACGTCAACTCTCCCTTGCAGTAATCTTGTTACTACACCACCAGCCGATTCAAGTTCAAGGTCGTAAACGTAAACACCTGGAGAAATTGCGGCTGTTTGTGTTTTACTTATTGTGATTAAGATTTCCCCATTTGCTCCGCCGAGTGCAATTCCAGAAGCATCAGTCAAGGATAAAACTTCAGTAGAATTTACATCGGCTTTAATTTTCATGCGAGCCGAGTATCCAACATTGCTTATTAAAGCTTCATCCGAGTCGCGCCACTTAATTAGCCTCTGCCAAGTTGCGCCTTGCTCAATAGCATTATCTTCGGTTAAATCGAATACTCCTGCTGCCATAACTCTTTAATGTTATAAAACGTAATCGGGGTGAATTTCACCAGTCCTTAGCATATATGCTACCCTATCGTCACGGCCTTTGCCTAGACGTTTCCTTGGGTCTACATCTTCAGCCCATTTCGTTTTTAGCAGCAATTCCGCAGCCTTTTCCCATTTTCCAAATCTTATAGCTGGAAGCGTCTCTGTAAATTTGGCTAGTTTTTTACGACCAAGTGTAAAAGCTAAAGTCAAGACTGCAATCCTCCGAGCTAGATTAAGGCTATAAAAGGTTTTTTTTCCTAATAGCAGACAGGCATCTAGAGTAGCTTGCGCTATGTCTGCAACGAAAAAAGTATCAGAAATATCTTTTGTGATTTCAAAATCATTAAAAGAATCATCTGGAAGTAAATGCCCAATTCCAATAGTCCAGAATCCCTTACTATCAGTATAAGCTTTTAAATGTTCGCCCTCATCGGCAATGAACACTTTCTTGATAATTGAAAATTCTAGTGCGTCCATTTATTTAAAAAAATCAGGAACAACGTATTTAACTCCCACAAATACCGTAATTAGAATACCGACCGCCCATAGTAAGGACTTAATAATAACGACGTATGTTTTTGCTTGAGACTTAAGAGCTTCGTTCATTGTATTTACTGGAACGTGATTCTGTGCCATTGCGGCAGGAAGTAGGTCTGATTTTATGCTTTGAAATTTTTCTGCTATTTGAGGTAGGGCTTCTAAGTTAGCTAAGTATTTTAATGTTTGTCTATGCCCTTGATGGAGTTCGTCAATTTTTATCATCGACTTGTATCCTATTAAGTGATACTCGTTAACGGCTTTTTTAAAATCATCGAAGTTGCCTATATGATTTTGTAATATTTCTAGTAACTTTTTATCATCCTCGGTCACCATAAGATGCTATCCCCCCATACAGTAATGTACAGGAGGATATTTGATTAAGCTAGATGCTTATTCAACAGGGGGAGCAGGAGCTTCCTCTGGTGCTACTAAGTTCTCGGCTTCTGTTTTTACTGAACCAGAAAGGCTCTTAGCTGAACCAACTAAAGCAGCCAATTCGTTAATCTGTTCTTGATTAACTTGACCTGCTACTAATTCAGAAATCTTAGCCGCAACTACATCTAGTGTCGCATCTATGCTTTCCAAGTTAGACTTAACTTCTTTTACTTCGTTACTTACTTCTTCTATTGTACTCATAATGAGACTCTCTTTTAATATAAAGTTTATAATACTACCTAACATTTTACGTATGAAGCATCTCATACTTTATTTTCACTCGCTTTCTTTTCTGCTTCATCCAGCATATCTCTATACTGTCTTATTAAACGCGAATTTTGTGCAGGGAATTTTGATTCTTCCGAGTTTAAAATTTCATTTAATAAATCGAACTCAGCATTTTCGATTTCAACAAACTCTGCTGTTGTTCTATCTAGTGCATCAAGTATACGAGTGAAAATTCTTTCTTTGCTCTTTGGTAACCCTTCCCTATATTTAGAGCTTAAACCTTGGTAAAGCGTCTGTTCTAATACGAATTTATGATGTTCGTAGTTATCTCTTTCAAAATCCTTTTCTTCCTGTACTGAAAGCTTAAGTTTTTTATAGTTAAGCACAAATTTATATTGTTTCATTTTTGCATACCCTGTAAGTAAATGATAGTTTATAAGAAGCTATCATCTGCTATAATAAAGAGTCAAGTAAAATTAGTTTTCTTCAAAAAAGAAGTTTGCCATAAATCTATTATCCGTAGAAACACCCCAGACTGCGTTACCGCTTTTAAATATTCTTCCCTCTGTAGAGTTATCAGCCATCCATACTTCACCGACAATTGCCCATCCACCACTTTGTATACATGCCGAACTAACTGGAGTGAACCCTAAGTAGCCCCCATTATTTTTATTCGTATACGGAAGCGTTATAGCAATATTATCTATATTACCAACAGTAACGTCAAATTTTCCAGCTACGGTTACATAGACTATTTTTCCAATCTTCATAGTCCTGGCGTATGTAGTAGTTATGTTGGTTAAAGTACCTGCACCACCTGATTTTCTAATATTAATGGTACCAGAAAAATCTGTCCAAGTTGCCGTAGCGTAATTTGAGTCCGTTAATGCATATGCTGTATTTACTATATTCTTTGAAGCGTCAAGAGATAATGGTCGTGAAGCTGTATAAACAGATGAGTTTAAAGAGACTACAAAAGTATTTGAAATACGCATGGCTTCAGTGGGTGTAGAAGCCCCATCTGCGGTTACAGAAAAAACAAGTCTACCTGGCATATCATTTGTTCCAGGGGTTCCATCTACCTCTGCTTTAATACTAGCTGCTGCAAGATAAGCAGCGCCATCGGCGCCATAACCAACTAAGTTAAAAATAGTATCTCCACTTGTAACAATGGTATTTGCATTTGCAGAGACTGCTCTTGTTTTAAACATTGCAAGAGTAGCTCCTGTACTATTAGCTCCCATTGCGATATTAGATTGATTGAAATTAGTAGTGTTATTATTTGTTAGAGTATATATTGGTGAAGTTCCAGCAGGTCCAGTAACATCTGAATCTGTAGCTGTAGCACCTAATATCAATCCAGTACTTGCTTTTGACATTACAATAGAGCTACCATTAGTAGAGTCTTGTACTAACTGACCTGTGTTATTAATCTGCCATCTCTGAAGATTAACTGTTAAGAAGTTTATACCAAAGTTTGCACCTTTCGCCCTAATGTCAATACGAGCATTTGCAGCAACACCTGTCGAAAGATCTACGAGTCCTGCGTTTGTAATATCTGTCATTAAAGAGAGGTAAGAACCAGCCGAGCCATTTGAGTCGCCACAAAGAGAAACTACTCTATTTGTAGAACTGTCTGCCCCGATTACAAAAGAAGCATTAGTGTAAATAAGATTTCCAGCGGCGTTTAAAGTTAACCTAGTTGTTAGTGTTGCGCTTCCGTCTGCGGTGGTTTGGAAAATCAGTCTTCCAGGCATATCAGAAGCGCCAGGAGTTCCGTCCACTTCTGCTTTTATTCTTGCACCGTATCTATAACTTGCACCGTCTGCGCCTGCAAAAGAAATTTGTCCTAATACGTCACCGCTTTGAACTATCGTATTTGCGTTACCAGCAGTCGCACGAGTTTTATATAAGGCAATAGTTGCGCCAGTAGCATCGTTTCCAATATTTACACCTAAGAAATGTGCCCCAGGGTCGCCATCGGCAACTACCGCATAATTTGCTGAAGCTCCATTTAGTGCCGTAATGTCAGAGTCAAGTGAAGTTGCTCCGATAATAAAACCTGTAGAAATAATTCTTGCTACTTCTGTATTGTTTACTCTAACTTCAATAGGATGATTTGAGTGTGAACCGAAAACGACTGAAGAATTTCCAGCAGAGTAGGTTAGTTTTCCTATGATAGTATTATTTCCAGCCCAAACACTATCTAAGTTTACAGTTTGACTACCTGCGTTTGCTGCAAATAATCCTGCTCTGACTGAAACATCTCCTGCGTCAGTAATAGATAAGTTTGTTGCACTATCTGCATTATTTCTAAATAAAAGTGAAGTTGCGCCAGGAATTATTTTTGCCGAAGCTGCTGTAAAATAAAGGTTCGTTCCAAGATAGGCAGAACGAAAAGTAGCCGTACTTGAGCCCAAGTCATAGGTATTCGTAATGGCAGGAATATAGCTAGAAGTTACACTTCCTGTTCTTCCAAAGCTTACTGCGCGACTACTTAATATCATCGACTAGCCTCTAAATATAAGTTTCCTAAAGTCGGTGCGGCAATTGTCCACTTAACCCAAAGTGCGGTTGCTCCTACTTTTACGCCTAAAGTTCGAGAAGATTGAGCAGGAACAACTTTATGGTCGGTGCTTCCTTCATCCCAGGAAAAAAGTAAAACAGCATCAGTTAAATTTACTACATCAACTTCTGTATAAGTAGTTAAATCATTTAAAGTAGTATCTGCATGTGTATTAGTAAGAGTTCCAAAAGCTATTGTTTTTAGCGTTTGCATTTCTTCAATTTGTCCGCCTCGAACTGGAAGCGGATTCTCTACTGCTACGTCACCATCATTTACGCCGCTAACTCCATGTACCATCTTATGTCGTGGATGGTCTATATCTGCTATCCTATCTGAAGCTAAATCAATGCCAGAACCTTCAGTGATTGAAATAAAATCGTTTCCCATTTATAAATTCCTTAGCTTGTAAAATGTCCCCAAACTTCAACCATAACCAATGTGTCATTAGCCCCTGAAAAAACTGGACTTGCAGTAGTTATAGCAATCTCAATATAATCATTAATAGAAAAAGATTCTGCTGTTATCGCTCCACCCGTTCCACCACCTGCGGATAACGTTACACTCTTCCCTGTACTAGATCCGTTCCTACCTAGTATCGCCTCAATAGTACCACTAAGTACATCTGCAAAAGTATTTATAGTTATGTGAGTTATCTTTCCTGCTTTTGGTAAAGTCGCTTTTGTTGGTGGCGTGTAAATTGCGTCAAAAGTTCCACGAAACGTGGCAGCTAAACTCACTGTTACTTCGGATTGTCTTCTTTGAAAGCTAGCTAGTAGAGTCGATCTAGTTGCTGCGTCTGGGTCTAATTTTGCTTCCGTTACTGCATCATTTGCGAGCTTTCCTGTTGTTACGTTTAAGTCTGCAATTTTTGCTGTCGTAATATTTGAATCTAATATTTTTACTGTAGTTACGGCGTTGTCTTGTATTGCACCAGTGTCTACGGAATCATCTGCAAGATTTGTTAACTCTTTATCTACCCAAACTCCAGATTCACGTTGTTGCCATTTTTTACTTGAACGGTCGTACTGCATCATTCCGTCAAAAAGATTAGTGTCTCCATCGGATACATAATTCATTTTTGCAGCAGACTTCGCTACATCCCTCACTTCATCAGGGAAATCTTGGTAGTCACTCGTTTCTGTAGGGTTATTCCAGTTAGCCATTTACACTCCTATAATGCCTTTAATCGTAACAGTAACTTGCACGCTTGCCAATGGATTACCGTCTATGTCAACCGTAAAAATATCAACCGTTTGCTGCGCTGGAACAGTAGCAAAAGGGTATGCGTAGTAAGGAATCGCAACAACGGCCGAGTTTGCACTGACCTGAATATCCTCTACATCAAGGAAAGTGTTAGTGAAAGTAACGGTCGCCTCTCCACTTCCATCCGTAGTAATAATCTGACTTTCTTCTGCTCTTTGAACTTGAAGAATTGCACGAGCAAAAGAAATTGCAATCAAATCCTTATCATCTGTATCGGCTGAAATGGAAAGCTGATACTCTACATATCTGAAATTTTCTGCAAACGCCTGACTTGCAGTAAAAGTATCATAAGTTATATCGTCAGGGCTTGTTCTAATTTCTGGAGTAACAGTGCAAGTTCCGTTTAAAGCATCTTCAATCCAGCTAAAATCTATAAAGCTACTTGGAAAAGTTACGCCATAATCTACTTTGTAAATTATTACAGAAGTATTTGAATCATCCGATGGCTCTAAGTAGCTTACATATCCATCGTCAATAAAATCTTGAATAGTAGTAAAAGTATAATCCTCAAAGTGGTCAGCCCAAGTTTTTCCTGCTGTTAAAGTTGGCGCAATAACTGTATCGTTATCATCATCTAATGTTGAGTGAGTGTTACTATCTAAGCTGTTGTATAAAAATAAGTCGTCGTAAATAACGAAATCAGAAGAAGGAACCACGTTTGTTACGGCGTAAACTTCTGAAGAAATATTTCCACCAACGTCTTCCGCAACAACCCAATAAGTAAAAGTACCGCCGAATCTTTCTATATAAGTATGAAAAGTTCCAAAGACAGTTCCGATTAATACCGCAGTTCCAAAGTCATCACCTTTATAAACTAAATACTTATTTACGCTTAAGGTACTTGGCGCAGGAGTTAACCAGTCAAGTAAAATATTATTTGTAACTGTTTTTATATTAAAGCCTTGAATTGGATTCGGGCCTATAATCGTAGCAGAAGTCGCCGTAGCCGTAGTCGAGTAATTTTTTGTAGTATCTTTTGCCTTAATTAAAAAATTGTGTACTCCAGCCGAAAGCTGTTCATAGTTAAAAGTATTTCCATCGCTTGACCTTGAAACTCCTACTTTTACTGCCGTTTCCCAGACCGTTCCAATGCGGATTTCATATTCAAGTAAATCTAAATCATCAATGCCATCCCAGCTTAATTTTATTCCGAAATCAGAAACGAGACTATTAAAGTTAAGAACATTACTTGGCTTCTCTGTTTTTCCAATAACAGTATGTCCTGAAATAGTTACCCAGTCTGAAGCGTAATTTAATGTGTTCTTTGACCTTATTCTTACATCGTAAGAAACTCCATCCTGCACATCTAATATGTGATGAAAATCCTGTATGCCAGGAACTATAATCCCAGTAGTCCAAACTGCACTTGCGCTTTTTTTGTACTGAATTTCATAAACGCCACCTGTCTGAACAAACTCCGAAACTGAAACTGTCCAAGAAACTTTTAAGCGAGAGAAAATAGTTCCATCAAGTCTGCGATAAAGTTCATCCGTACCTGAAGCGAGAGTTAAACCTGTAGGCTCTTCGACATCCGAAGGGTCTGGCAATTCGGTATTTGGTGATAGGTCTACGGTTGTTTCTTCTAAGCTCCAGTCGAATATTTCTGGCGCAGTTTCGCGCAAGTGCATATCAATGCCAAGCGCACCATCCTCGTCAATAACAAAAGTCATCTGTCTTATTTCAAAAGCTTTTACTGACCAACCATAGCGAGTTAAATCAATAGCAATACTTTCTCCAACTTTAAACCTGGCGCAAGCAATTGTTCCAGGCCAGTCTACTGTCATACCTTGACGAATTCTTTCGAGTTCAATCTTAAGTAACCTCTGAGCCTGAGTTGAAGAAACTACGAAATTTAAAGCTACATCCTCCCATATTTTTACGCCTCCATCTTGTGAAACATAAAGCGCATTTGTTACGGCAGGAATATCGGCTTCCTTATAATCATCACTTGGATTTACATAAGTTCCACGAATAGAATTAAAAGTGTCGCTTCGTGAAAGATGTGTATTGACTACAAAATTGCCTCTCAAGTCATCTATAGTAAGAGGTATCGTAACGTAAATATAGTTCACTCCCAGTGGTGCACTCGCAACTTCCTGCGCTACCTGTACTGGCCTATAAACTCCTGCATATATAAACCACTTACCCTCTTGGAAAACTATATCGCCAGCCATTGCTGCCGCCATCTGCTCAAGGACAGAACTTGGTGATTCTGAAGAATCGAAAACTCCCTCTAGTGCATAACGCCATTCTGTTCCGCCAGCCGTAAGCGGAATTGCTTCTTCACAAATATTTGCCGAACGCATTAATTCATTAATATCTATATCAGCCCAGTCAACTCCGAGGCCATACTTTGTATTCGTTAAATAGTCCGCAATTACTAAAGCCGCATTTGTTCCTATAAGTTTACTAGCCGTATCAGAGAAAGCAGTTTGCCCTGACCGTGGGTCGTAAACTTTTTTTCCTCTTATAGCAAAATTAATCTCAGGAATTCCGTCAGAAAATAAATTTTGATCCCATTTTAAAATAAGATATACGTGAGCATTGCCCCTCTGTCTATGTGCTGTTGTCCACAAGTTTGGTTTTTGAACTAATAAATCTGGTTGAGCTGCTTGGTCATCTCCGCCAGAATTAATAGCCATAAAAACTTTATTAGCCCATTTGCCTGTGCCCCATCGTACATCTGGCGTAGCGCCAAAAGTAACTAGCTCATTATTTAGGTATAAGCCTTCAACGCTCTCTATTTCATGCCCTGCTATAGTAATAACTTGATGTAAATAACGACCGCCACCGTAAGAAAGATTTGTTAAATCATGAGCAATAACTCTACCATTCTTAGAGCTATTCATTTTCTTAACTTTAACTAAAGCGTTTGCTGCTCCATCCTCTTCAATTTTATTTATTACGTTTTCCATTGTTGCCGTAATAGTTCCGCTTGAACATTTAAGAGTAACGGCAATAGCATTTCCGACTACGCTTACGCTTGTAGTTCCGTTAGTTCCTCCTGGATTAATTAAATGAATTGTAATTTCGTTTCCACTTGCACCAGCCGTTCTTGCTGTCCAAATAATTCTATTTTCTTTATCTGGTTGGTCTGCTGGCGGCTCTTCTCCTGTAACTAAGTATGCCGCACTATCGGCGTTCGTATCTACAAAGGTTACTATGCCGCCAATTTTCATGCGTCCATAAATTATCTGGCTCTCGGAAGCCGATTCCGTTATACTAACTTCCTTTCCTCGGACTACATTCTTTTTCTTCTTTCTTTTCTTTCCTTTTGCACCTTTATCTAAACGTGAAGAAATAACTACCGCCTTTGGTATTTTTTTATTCCTATTTAAATCATGCGACTCTCTCATATTACTTAGTTCCTGCTGGTAATTTTCTTTTCCTTATGCGTTTAACTTTCGGTGCAGTTCCCCAAAATCCGTTCCAGTCCTCGGCTGCTGAAACGTACTGAAAACCTAAATCACCAGCGAATTGCGCTTGCTGCGACTGGTCTGTGTATCTTAATTCCTTCTGCCTATTAAGTTTTATTAAATCATTCTCAAAAGAGACTTCAGCTATTGTTTCCCTTTCACTTTCTGTAATAGTAACCGAATCAAAGAATCCTTTGAAGGTTAATATTGTACCAAGTAAAGTTCCACCAGCCTCATTATATCCACCTAAATATGTATAGCCTTTTTTCGTCTGATTAGTTGAGCCTAATAAAAGCGACATAAGAGCAGAATCGAGTGCCCCTAATTTTACACTACAATTACTTGGCGAAAGCTCCATATCTTCTTTCACATCGTTTATCTCTCGCAACATTCCATTGCCTAGCCAAGTTTGAGAAAGATAATCAATGTTATATGGCAATGAGCTTAAGTATAAATTTGAAGAAGCGAATTCCATCTTAAAAAGAAAAACAGGTACGACTACTTGTCGCGTAAGTGAGACTGAAAACGCTGGCGCAATAACTCTCGTCATTTATCTTGCCTCTACCGCTGATAAAGATATTCTGTAAAGTTGTTCTTCATTCACTACCCAGGAGACATTAGTTTCCGCCATTCTAAAGATACCATTAGCGTTAGTAAAAGTTAAGGCGTCGCCATCAACAGGCGCTCCCCTAATGTATGGAAAAATATCGAGCGTAGCATTTCCAGAGCCGTTTGCAGTTACGTCCTTAAGTACCATGTAAAGATAATCGCCTATTTGGAAATAATTTCCAGCCTTAATTACTCCAGTAGTCGGTACAAGTCCTTTTACATTTAAACTTCTACCAGTTTGACTACTCCCATTTACTAAAGGAGCGCCAAGTACGGCCTCAGAAGGTGAAGCCATCAAAGGGTCACCGTAATAAAAAGTTCCTACAATGCCACGAAGTGAAAGTAAAAAAGCCATAACAAGTCGGGCATTTCTTACCGTTAGTCCTGTATAGTTAATTGAAAGTGTCCATCTATCGGCCTGATAATCATAAATTTGTTCCGCGTTAGTAAATGGATTTGTATTTCTTCCTTGAACATACTCAGGCATTATTCTTAAATCTGCAATGCCTCCATCATCAACAAGTGTCGGCAATGATAAGGGATAACTAATCGTCATAAACGTTTCTCCTGTGATTCTCTCTTACTATTCTTGTAGCCTGTCGAACTATTTTATCTTGCATAGAATTTACTGCGCGTCTTACTTTTACTTCAGCATCGCCGTCACCGCTTGCATCAATGTGAAGATTAATTCCGCTACCTCCGCCGCCTCTTAATCTTCTCGCATTAACTCCGCCCGAAGTCGGTACGGAACTAGAACCTGTAGCCGTAGTGGAAGGAATATCAAGTCCAGCCGCGCCACCTACACCCGAATCAATTATACTCTGCGTATTACCATCAATAACGCTTTCCCATTTTAATTTTACTACTTTTTCTTCTGGTAAAGCCTCTAGTGCGCTTCCATATTCTTCTATTGCTGTCGTTGCTTCTTTCCACTTGTCGCTTATCTCTGCGTTATTATTTCCAGTATCACCGATTGCTGCACCGAGTGTTTTATCTTCTGCTGCTGCGAGTTCTTCAAAAGTTTTTATACCTCTTGCTAGTAAAGCGTCAAAGTAAGCATTAACAGCACCAGGGTCTTTTCCAGCTTGAATTAACATCTCTCTTGCTTGGTCAAAAGTCTCTGCACCTCTTTCCATAGCCTCAACGCCAATATTTCTTCCAGCCGTTAATGCTGCCTGTCCTCGACCGCCAGACTCCATAAAAGAATCCCAAGCCTCACTTAATGCTCCCATTGCTTCGAGTCCAGGTTTGAAAGCATTGTGTAGTCCAGCAATGTTAATTGAATATTCTTGCCAGTTTGTTTCTCCGCGCTTCGCCATTTGGAAAAGAGCTTCTTCCATTTCTTCAAAACTAAAGCCTAACTGTTGGACTAATAGTCGAGCGTTATCTACACTTCCGCCAAGTTGCGTACCAAGCATATATGCAATTTGTCCGCCGACATCCTCTGTGATTCCAGAAATTTCTTTTAACGCCTCCCCTAATGCGCTAAAAGTACTTTTCGCATCATCACCCCAGGCGTTCATTTCCTCCGCCCAACCTGGTTTATTAAAACGATTATCGCTACCAACTTTGAAGTCAAAATTCTGAGCGTTCTGTGTTTCTAGTTTTCCTTCAGGACTGTAAAAAGAAATAGTTTTTAATTTCTGAACTTGTTCTTCCATCCAGCCGCCAAACTCTCTTCGAGCTTGTGCTTCAGGGTCTTTAGTTCCACCGTCAAATACTCCAAAACTATCCGCTACATAATAAGCTGCTACGGCCGCGGCAATATATGGTAGGGCTGGACCAATAGTTCCCATAACTCCAGAGCCTGAAGCGAACATTCCATTTGCCATTGCCGGACCTTGTATCCCTGCTGCACTGGCTTGTGCACCTGTCATTCCTGCTGAGCCGAGTACGCTACCTAACCCCATGCCCTCAAGCATCCCAGCGCCCATACCTCCACCACCTGCGGCGCCTCCTGCTGCTCCGCTTGTTGCTTGTCCTAGAACCATCTGAGCTAACATGCTGCCCATACCTTGAGGTGAATTTGGTATTCCGCCGATATTCCCGACCATTGCGTTTGCCATCTGTGCAGCGAAACCTACAGCAACCTGTTTTAATGCGGCTTCTAAATCAAAAGTTGCACCGTTAATCGCTATATCAAAAAGAGTTGCCCAGTTATCTATACTGGCCTTATTTGTCTCTTCGGCTTTCCTTCTTTCATCTTCAAAGCGTTTTGTATTTGCTTCTTCAAATTTTGCAACATACGCATCAGTTTCCATCTCCGCCGTAGCATCCGCAAAGTCGATAACTTGTTGAGCTACGTCTCCACCCATTGCTAAAGCTTCTTGATGACCTTGAATAACTCCTTCAACTACTGACTCTTTGTATTTTTCAACTAAAGAAGTGAACGCAGCAGAATCACCATCCGTAACTGCTTTATCGAGTTCTTCCGTTATGCTTTTCGTATCAAAAGCTGCAAGTTCCTTTCTTAATCCATCTATTACGGCCTTTGATTTTTTTGCTGCTGCTTCCTGTTCTCTCGCTGCGGCTTCACCAGCTAACCTCTGCTCAAGTTGTTGCCTTTCTAACATTCTCTGTTTTTCTTTTTCAACAGAGTCTGCGGCCATTTTATCTTTAGCTGCTTGTTCTTCTTTTGTTTTATTGAGTAAAAATTCCTTGATTTGAAGATTTTTGTCTTGAATTTTTTGTAAGCCATCTATCTCAGCTTGAATTGCTGCTTTTTGTTCGTCCTGACTTCCCCAAACTAACGCACCAACTCGACTCGGCCTTTCTATTGCATCCCTCTCATTTTTTAGCATTGCCATCTTATTGCTTACATCAGTAATGGCATCTCCTAGATGTACTAACTGTGAGCGAGCAGTATCAACGCTAAAATATTCGATTGCATTTGAAAGACTTTCTACCCAAGAAACAACGGAAGGGAGTACCTTACTTGCTAGTTCAATAAGAGTCGCCTGTAGCGTAGCTAAATCGTGCCCAAATTGTTGTAAATTAACGTCGCTAATCGCAGTCTCTAAATTGCGATATGATTCCATTAACTGCACGTTTGAGTTTACACCCATGCCCATTTTTTTCTGTGCATCTTCCCAAGCTACGCCCAAAGCTTCTTGCGCTTCTGCAACAGAATCTATTGGCGCAGCCATTCTTTCAATAACTGCTGGAAGTTGCGCCCAAACTGCGGCAATGTTTTGCGCCTTAGTTGCTCCCTTATCTAATTCAAAGCCAAACTTGGCTAAACCTTTTGTAGCTCCTTTTCCTAAAGCATCCGTAAGCTCGCCTAAGACTTGAACCGTATCTTGACCTGTTGATTCTGCAAATCGTTTTGCAAAAGACGCCATCTGCTCGAAGTGTTCATTAATTTGCGGAATGTTTTTTAACATTCCTTTGTTGGCTACTGCCATTAATTCAAACGCGCCAACAGTACCAAGGACGGCTTTTCTAGCTCCATCAATCGCTGAACTACTTCCACCTAAAGCTTTAAAGTTATCTAGAATATCACTTGCGGCATCCCCCTTTCTAGCAAGCTCTTCCATTGCGTTGCTAAAACTCTGGACAGCCTTTACTGTTCCATAAATACCAGCGCCAAGCGTTAATGCTTTTCCTATATTGCCGAAAGTTTTTGTTACGTCACCATGAAACTTTGAAATAGCAGATTTCCCTGCTGTCAAGTCCTTTTGTAAAGACTGAATACCAGCGCGGATATCGAAAAATAATTCACCTATCTTTTGACCTTTAGCCATTTTTCTTTTTGCCTTTTTTCTTCTTACCCTGATTCGCCACTACACTTCTCATGTGTGCCAGAATTTGTTCCTGTGTCATTTTTTTCTTCTTTGCCTTTAAAGAAGGGAAAAAATCTTGCGGACCAAGTGCCTTAGACTTTGAGTCCTTATTCATATTATATATGATACACGCAGTTAGCCCAGCTCGGTAGTCGGCCATTTTTACCTCGTTCACATAACGTTTTCCTATCGCAAAGAACTGCGCAGGGGTAAGTCTCCAGAATTGTTCGCTCGTAAGTTTGAAACAGTAAATAGCCTCAGACCACCAGAGTAGCCAATTAGGTTTTAGTTTTTTTTTGGGTCAACCGCAGAAGCATCATCTGTCTCATCTTCTTCGGTACGAGTTGGAGCAGAGATTGTAAATAGTTTCCTAATTAATTCCGCAAGCGAAGAAAGATGATGCGCTGTCATCATTTTTGCTACGGACTCTTTGGTTATTGTTGGCTCGTCCTGGCATATTGCTGCATAAAGAAATTCCACCATATCAAGCGGATTCATTTCTTTCATCTTTAAGTCAAAAGGGTTCTTGCCAGTCTCTTGCTGATACTTCCAGAGAACGTACATTGAACATGCTAGGCTTCTTTTCTTTCCACCTATATCAATTTCAACTGTGGGTATAGCTTTAGCCGCTTCTATTTTATCTGCTTCTTCACTCATGGGGAAACTTAGCTTTCAGTAATAGTTGAAGTCAATTTAACTCCGCCAGTAATTTCAGCAGCACCATCAAGTGGGGTCTGAAGATTAAAGCGGCTATGATAGCCAGCAAATGACCATGTAGCTACCGTATCTCCAGCAGCATCTACCATTATCATTTTAAAATTTTTCTTTGTCCTGGCTAATAGATCCGTTCTAACTCCTGACTGAACGGTGTTATCAGGAAGAAAATTACTTGTATAATTAACCTCCCCAGCGTCAATTAGCGTAGGAACGAATTCTCGTACTGCGTCTGGACTTTCCATGTGAGTAACTTCCGCAAAAGCCATTTCAAAGTTTGGACCAGAAATAGTTTTGATTTCCGCGATAGTTGTAAAAACTTCTGTGCCATCGGCTCCACTTGTTAATGCAGCAGAAGCTCCAGCGACAAGAACTCCTGTTCCGTTTCCTACTCCGCGAGTTGCTTCCCAGTGTTCTACAAAAATGTCGTTTTGCATCAACTGATATAAAAGTTCGTTTACAGTAGTTGTTGCTAAACCGCCGCCATCTGTTGCGGATGTTACTAGTATCGCGTCCGCGCTAACTGATAAAGCAAAAACGGTACTATTGCCAGAAACAAGTATTCCTGCTGTTTTTGAATTTCCTGCCACGCCAGGAGTCTTTGCATAAAAAATTATTTGTTGATTTGATGTTCCTATTGTCTTTGATGCTTGCGTTCCTGCGCCAATACCACCATCGCCGACTTGTAATAAAGTTCCGAAACCACTTGTTGCTTCGCTTATTGACATAATTTATTCCCTATGAAAAATTCTAAATCTATGCGTAACCCCGTAAATCTTTGATTCGTCATCCCAGGGTTGGTCATACTCATTCTCACCTAAGATTGCCCCTATGTCTACTCCCAAAACGACACCACTGTAAGCATCTAATAGTTCTCGAATATTCTTACTTAAAGTCCTAAGTATAGCAAGACTATTTTGTGTGGCCTCAACCTTCACCCAAACGTCTATTTGCATAATCGTTTCAGTCAGTTTCGGTTGCTCACCTGACATAATTGGTTCTCTAATGTTAGATATCCTTTGATAAGTTATCATGGGCATAACTGGATTATCGGGAGCTTTAATAGGGTAAATCCTGCCAGAAATAACGTTATTAATGGGGGTTGAACCGAGTATTAAGCTGACTAGCGCTTCATCTAAGAAAGACATTACCGCCCTCCTTTCGCCATTTCTTTTAAGACTTCTTCCCCTAGATAATTTTTAAGGTCATCCATAATTCTGGAAAAATTAGCCTCCATTACTGGAGTGAGGAAAGGACGCGCAGGGACATGCTGTCCGTTAGTGTGCATAAATCCCATTTCTACAAAACGTCCGTAAAATAAACCTGTTCCGATGCTTAGGGTTATACCTCCGTATTTCTTTCTGTCAATAGCAATTCTTTTATTTATTGAATCCCTTAACGCGCCAGTTCCTACAGGAACAAGTGGTTTTGTTTCTTGAATTATTCTGTCGCCTATTTCTCTTAAAGCTTTCCTGAAAAGTTTTTGCTCAACTTTTGGCGTCAAAGAATCTAAATTTTTAAACAAATCTGCCATTCCACTATCTGTCATTTCATTACCTCAGCACTGATATCCCACCACAATCTGCGTCCTATTTCACTTACTCCAGTAATTTTCCAGTAAAGAGTTTGGTACAAAATTAACATCTCTTCGTGCATCTCTGGGAAATATCTTACTGTGAAAACAGCAGTTCGTTTTGAATGAAGAGCACTTGCGTAGAATCTTTCTTCACCCATTAATGGTTTGAACTTCGCCCATAAAGTTTTAAAAGGAACCCAAGTTTCTATTGGTTGACCAAAGCTATCTGGCTCTTCCGTGTAAGAACCTAGAACTATCCTTTGGTCAAATTTTCCTATTTGTGGATGATTTACCATCTATAATCCCTTAAAGGCCAAAGCAACCACTCGGCAGACTTTGGTAATTCAACCGCTTGACCTTCTCCAAAAACGTACAAATCTCGATTGTCATATAGATGCTTAATTATAAATTTGATTGCAGTAATTATTTCCGCAGGAATTAAAGTCGCTGCCGTATAGCCGCAAATGTATTCTATTTCTATCGCGTTTCTTTTATCGGACTTAACTTCAGGCCAGTAAATATCAGGTTCAAGATAAGCTACTGGCGGTACACTTTTATTATCTAAAGCATAATTTCCAGATTGAGTCCAAGTCTGCAAAGTACTATTTGAGTCATAGTATTTTATATGTGTAAGGCTTTGGACTGGTCCATTCTTTAGTTCAATAACCCTGCTGTCAGGAAAACAGTCCATTTGCAAAACTAAAGTTTGTGTAAGTAGGCTTGCTCGTAAAAAAACCTCTACGGTCTTTGTTGCTGCTGCAATTAAACTTGTAATTAGACTGTCTTCAGTGTCAAAGTCTTGTTTTAAATATATCTTTGCATCAATAAGAGATACGGCGGGAAGGACTGCCGCTGTTTTTATGTAAGTGTTTCTTCGTTCCGAATATGCATTGCTCATTCTTTCCCATTACTCCAAACTTCCTATTTGTTAGGGTCTAAGTCTTTTCGCACTTCAATTTCTGCGTCTTCAAGCTGCCCTACTTTTAACTGTATTCCATGACCACTTGATTTTAACTCTGCTTTCAAATCGGCCGTTTCTTTGTCAACTATCTTATCTGCTATTTTAATTTTCGTATCAACCTTTACTTTCTCTATCACAACCGCTTGATGTGTAGAAATTAAATAATCAGCTTCACTGTCTGATAATTCTACAATAGAACCAAGAGGGAAAGAACCTTTTGGACCAGCCATGATTTGGTTTAATTTTACTTTTTTCATTTTTTATCCTACAAGAATATCAAAAGTTCCAGTCTTTACGTTGCCACCCTGTGCTATTACTATTTTTATTCTACTATTTGCTACTACAATTTTATCTAGGACAGCCGAACCACCTCCTGCGTAAAGTGTAGCCACGCCTAGAACACTATGCGTCGCCATTCTTGGTGCTTTTACTGCGCTTGCATTTACATCCGATTCAGTCCAAAGTCCTTCCGCCGTATTCTCTATTGTAATAGTGAAATCAACGCCATTAGCAAAGTCATTCTTGGTATAAACTATCTGACGTATCTCTCCATTAACAATTTCACTTGTATAAGCCGTAGCTGTGCCATCTGCGGCTGTTATTACGGTTACTGTGTGACGTTTGACGAACATTAATTATCCTTAACTTAAGCTGAAGCGAGAATCCCTACACCCTCAAGTGCAGCCAATAAAGCATTAAACTTTACGGCCAAAGCATTAAATTCAGCCTCGGTTGGTGACTCGCCTCCTGTTAAAGCTGCAACATCGGCAATAGTAGCTGCTTGCGTACCACTGTTTGGTGCAATAATACCACCTGTTTCAACTTTAATTTTACCACCACTTGCTACAACAAGTTGTGAGCCGCCCTGTTCTTTATAAACTTTTGCATTGTATGCCATTACCGTTCTCTCCGTCGTAAAGGTTTATGTTAAATTATATTGAGCCAACTTTCTTTTTTCGCTTAATACATATGATAGCGACTTCTCCAGTACCAGTGTTACCACTTGGTGTAACAGTCAATTGCACATATCGTTTTTCGCCACGATATCCAACTTTCACATTGCTGTTATCCAGAGCAAAAGTAAAGCTTGGCAAACTGCCGTAGAGTTTATCTCCATCAGGTACATTTGTAGCAGGACTTGATGTATCGCCCTCGGCTACAGTAACTGCGAATGTTGCGTTTGCGTCTGCCAGAGTACTTGTTGCTATAATAAACTCACAGCTATCGAACCCTTGTAAATCGATAACAGGAGAAACTATAGCCGTATCACTTGATAGAGCCGAAACGGTACTTTGTACTTCAATCTGCGAATGTGTGTCTAGTAAATCCATATAATAATCCTCCGATTAATAAAATTCTATATTAAGCAAACTTCAATCTTGACCAAGCTTCAGCCAGAACTGGCATACCGTCACATTCCATGCGTCCGATAAAACCATCCTGATTTGTAGCAGCGTAAAGCTCTACAAGTTTCTGGATTTCAAGTGTTCCAATATCATCTACAATATAGTACTTACTAAAATCACCAAATAAGGCTGCATATAACCCAGTAGTGAAAGTGCTTGGAGCATATTCGCTCTGAATTACTGGACGGTTAAGGATAGTATCAGGTGTGCCGGCTTTAATTGAAGCTTCCCACAGATAATTCCCATTTCCATCTTTTAATTTACGGATTTTCTTTATGAAAGACCTATGAGCTAACCAGCTACCAACTGCCTGATACTGCGCTTTAACGTTAAAGAAACACTCAATCAACGCATCACCAGTCACATCAGTAGTTGTCATATCTGTACTGATATCTCTTGAAGTTGGTATACCATAGTCTGAAGCAGTGAAAACACCTAACGGCTGACCTGCGCCAGTTCCAGTTAAGAACGCTTTTTCCTGCGTGATACCAAACTTATATCCAAGTCGCTCTCTTATTAGAGACTCAACTGGAATAACGCTCTTACGAAGAAGTGTGCGAGATACTTTTACAAGCTTCGCCATTGGACTAGGTTTAAACTCACGAAGTCCAGTAGCCATTGCAGTATCTAAACTTCCAGTTAGAAGTTCAGTAGTCCAGTCGGCATCAGCAGGGTCAGCTTCCCAAGTTGGAAAACCTAATGAACCTGATTTACTTACTGTAAACTTGGTAGCAAGGCCGCGCATAACAACTTGGTCATCTACAAACTTAATAAGACTTGAAGAAAACTCAGTAGGAGGAACAAATGAACCACCTTCTGTTAAAAGCCCTGCATTTAATGCACGGAACTCTTCTTTATTTAATCCAGCAACACCTTCCTTGATGTATGCTTCCATTGCTCTCTTGTGAACTTTGCTTCTCTTCTCGTCTTCAACTTTATCAGAATCTCCTGAAGTAGCATTGCCAGGAATTTTTGAGTCAACAGAACTATTTAAACTTTTTTCTGTTTTTTCAAGTTTTAACTGACGCTCAATATTAACGGAAAGTTTTTCTTCGTCCTCTTCCATCTTCTTGTAAGAGACTTCTTGCTCTGTATTTAGAACTCCATCTTTCGCGTCATTGTAAAGGCCGCGCATATCGGTAATTAATTTTAATCTGGACTCTACCATTTCATTTAAGCTTGGCATTTTAAATTCTCCTTAGTGTGTAAAAAATTTGTATGAGCTATACGCCCCACCTTGTTCTCTTCAGTATTGATATTACGCAGACTTTTCACTTTTGCTCAATACCTAATTATTTTAGCCTGAAGTGCTACGTCTTTTTCTACTCTCAGTAGCCTGGCTTGAAGTTCTGAAACAGGCAAGCCCCTTGGTTTTTCCTCTAAATTATCAAGAAACTTCTTAGCCCAGTGTCTTAGTGAACCCTCGTCTCTTGCTTCTGTTTCAGAGTCTGGATAAGCAGGGAATATTACTGGTGAAACTTCAAATAACTGTATATCGGTAAGTGTCCTGATTATTGGTGCTTTCTCATCCTCACCACGGTCGATTTCTTCACCCCTAACCATAAATCCAAAACTCATTCCTGTAACGTCACCTCGTTCAATGCTGATAAAAGCATCTCGCCCTGCGGTTGTATCTGGTAAGTCTAAATCAAAGGCTAAACCAGTGTTATCTTCTTTTAATTTGAGAGTTCCGTTTGTACTGCGGCCTAAAATAATATCTGAATTGTGATTCCAGAAGGCGCGAATGTCATCTTCTTTTAGAGTTTTCTTGAAAGCTCCTGGAGCGACTTGTTCTCGTACTTCTCTAAAAAATCCTAAGTTTTCACTGAACGTATTAAACTTTGTAACGTATCCGCCAATAGTTCTGAGATTTTTGTTCTCATCATTTTTTGTAGCTCGTATCTCTATATCTGTTACTGTTAAAAATCTTTTTTCTCTTTTCATAATCGCTCCTTAATTAATTTTTTCGGCTTCAGGTTCAGTCTCATTTCCCACATCATCCAAAGTAACTTCGGGGTCTTTTTCTTCTTTCGGGTCATCCGTTCCAGCCTCTTTCATATTTAACGGCTCTAAGTATATTTGACCTTTGCCGTCCGGTAGAGGATTCAAATTTTCTTTGGCGCGTATCTCATCAACGTTTAACCAACCTCCGTTTCGTCCAATATTGTAAGCATTGTATCTGCTTTGTGTATCGGCTCTAAGTATTGAGTCTATCAGGAATTCAATAACTGTCACATCCCATTCTTTTTGCTTTAAAAGCTGTCGTGTAAATGCTCGCTCAATTGAAATTACATAAGGACTTAAAGAATGTTGATAAAAGTCTAACCCTTGATGTTCTATATTGGAAAACGTAGCACGACGTAAATCATAAAGCATGTGTGGCGGTACGCCTATCCAGCGCGCAAATTCAGTAACACTCATTTCCCTGCTTTCGGTTAGTTGGTTTTGCTGCGCGTTTGGCATTACTTGATTCCATGTCATGCCTTCTTCTAAAAGAATGGTGCGATAAGCGTTTTCTGTTCCTGAGAAATTAGCCTCAAAGCTTTCTCTTAGTCTCTTTGCTGCTTCCTCTCCTAGTCTTGCAGGGTGAGTTAATACTCCTGA